GAGAGGTGGTTAACTTGGCAACCATATCAAGTGACTCCAGGTATGGTATATTATCCAAGTCTGGACCTGATGCCAAGTCTATGTTCACAGATAAGGTGGTACCCATATCGGTTAATTACCCCTTCTTTTTCAAACCGACCCAGGACGGAATGGACAGGCCCAAGACCGAGCTTGCCTACCGTGTACCAGCCACCAAGTATACCCGTCGTAAACTTACCGCCGCCACCACCGAAGAAACCTTACAGGACGAATTACAAGGACTTGACACCACCATCGATTGGAAGAACACCGGTGACAACTCCTATGACGGTGAGAAACTCAAGCTCCTCGTCCATGATGAGTCGGGGAAGTGGGAGCGTCCGAACAACATCCTCAACAACTGGAGGGTTACGAAAACCACGTTACGATTAGGTAGCAGAATAGTTGGTAAATGCATGATGGGCTCAACATCAAACGCGTTAGATAAAGGTGGTGATAACTTTAAAAAATTATACTATGACTCAGATGTTACCAAAAGAAACCGCAATGGACAGACTCGCTCAGGACTATATAGTTTGTTCATACCTATGGAATGGAACTACGAAGGATACATTGATTCTTATGGATTACCTGTATTCGAAAATCCAACAGAGAAAATTTATGGACCATATGGTGATAGAATTAGAGACGGAGTAATTAATTATTGGAGCAACGAAGTAGAAGGTTTAAAATCTGATCAAGATGCTTTAAATGAGTTTTATAGACAGTTTCCAAGAACAGAGCAACATGCTTTTAGAGATGAAACAAAACAAAGTTTATTTAATTTAACTAAAATATATGAGCAAATAGATTACAACGAAGAAATTAAAATGTCTGGCGTTGTAACACAAGGTAGTTTTCAATGGCGTAATGGTGTAAAAGATACTACAGTAGAGTTTATGCCAAACAATAACGGTCGGTTTAAAATAAGCTGGATACCTGATGTTAATTTGCAAAATAGAATTATAACTAAAAACGGAGCTAAATATCCTGGTAACGAACACGTAGGCGCTTTTGGTTGTGATAGTTATGATATATCAGGTACCGTTGATAGATTAGGTTCTAATGGTTCTTTACACGGAGTCACTAAGTTTAGTATGGAAAACGCTCCGCCTAATAGGGTGTTTTTAGAATATGTAGCAAGACCACAAACAGCTGAAATATTTTTTGAAGATGTTTTAATGGCTTTAGTATTTTACGGTATGCCAATACTTGCAGAGAATAATAAACCTAGACTTTTATACTATTTAAAACGTAGAGGCTATAGAGGTTATTCAATGAATAGGCCTGATAAAATTTGGAATAAATTATCTGTTGCAGAAAAAGAAATAGGTGGTATACCAAACTCAAGTGAAGATATTAAACAAGCTCATGCCGCTGCTATAGAAAGTTATATTGAAAACTATGTAGGACAATTAGGAGATAGTTATGGCGATATGTTTTTTAATAGAACATTAGAAGACTGGTCAAAATTTGATATAAATAACAGAACTAAATTTGATGCCTCAATAAGTTCTGGTTTAGCTTTAATGGCTTGTAATAAAAACCTATATAAACCAACTCAAGAACGAACAATAAAATCAATAAACCTCGGTATTAAAAAGTATAACAATAGAGGTATAAGATCACAAATAATGTAATAATGATTAGAACAGGTAGTAAAACCGCTTTCCCTAGCCAAGCTGTTAGTGATGTAGAAAAAATGTCAATGGAATACGGCTCAAAGGTTGGTAGCGCTATAGAACACGAGTGGTTTAACACTAATGGCTCATACAATAGATATGGAATGTTCAAAGAATCTTTCCATAATTTAAGACTATATGCTAGAGGTGAGCAATCAATTAAAAAATATAAAGATGAATTATCTATTAATGGTGATTTATCGTATCTTAATTTAGACTGGAAACCAGTACCTATCATACCTAAATTTGTAGATATAGTTGTAAACGGTATGAGTGATAGATCTTATGACATAAAAGCATACTCACAAGATCCAGCTTCAATACAAAAAAGAACTGCTTATGCAGATAATATATTAAGTGATGTATATGCTAAAGAGTTTAAACAAATAGTTAAAGACAGCTTTGGTTTAGATACATTTAAATCAAACATGAGTCAAGATGATCTTCCTGAAAACCAAGAAGAAGTATCTTTACACATGCAATTAAACTATAAGCAGAGTATTGAAATAGCTGAAGAAGAAGCTATAAATAGTGTTTTTGATAAAAATAAATACGAGTTAATAAGTAGAAGGTTTAATCAAGATTTAGTTACATTAGGTATAGGTGCTGTAAAAAATTCTTTTAATAAAGCAGAAGGAATAAAAGTAGAGTATGTTGATCCTGCTGATTTAGTATACTCACCAACTGAGTCACCTTATTTTGACGATATATATTATGTAGGTGAAGTAAAAGATGTTTACGCTAATGAATTAAAGAAAGAGTTTCCGGAAATAACTGATGAAGAACTAGAGCAATATACTGGTTATTATGGCGGTGGTTATAATAATAGTTCTAATTATAGAAGTAAATCTGAAGACAACAATGTGATTAGAGTTTTGTATTTTGAATATAAAACTTATATGAATCAAGTTTTTAAAATTAAAAACACAAACACTGGTGGTAAAAAAGCATTAGAAAAAAGCGATGATTTTAATCCACCACAAAATGAAGAGTTTGAAAGAGTTGACAGAGTAATAGAAGTTATATATCAAGGTGTAAAAGTTTTAGGTAGTGGCGATAGAATATTAAAGTGGGAGTTGAAGAAAAACATGATGCGACCTAAAGCTGATACTACTAAAGCCATAATGAGTTATGCCATTGTTGCTCCTAGAATATATCAAGGTAGAATAGAATCATTAGTTAGCCGTGTTACAGGTTTTGCAGACATGATACAGTTAACGCATTTAAAGCTACAACAAGTAATGTCTCGTATGGTGCCAGATGGTGTTTATCTTGATGCTGATGGGCTTGCTGAAATAGATTTAGGTAACGGTACAAATTATAATCCGCAAGAAGCTTTAAATATGTATTTCCAAACTGGTTCTGTTATTGGTAGATCAATGACACAAGATGGTGATTTTAACAGAGGTAGTGTACCTATATCAGAGCTTAGAACTGGAGCTGGTAATAATAAAATATCTTCATTAATAAACACGTATAATTATTATTTACAAATGATAAGAGACGTGACGGGTTTAAATGAAGCTAGAGATGGTAGTCAACCAGATAAAAACGCTCTAGTTGGTTTGCAAAAGCTTGCAGCTGCTAATAGTAATACAGCAACAAGACACATATTACAGTCTAGCTTATTTTTAACATTATCTATGGCTGAGTGTATATCAATGAGAATATCTGATGTATTAGAGTATTCGCCAACCAAAGATTCATTTATAAAGTCTATAGGTAAGTTTAACGTTGGTACGTTAGAAGAAATATCTGGATTACACTTACACGATTTTGGTATATTTTTAGAGTTAGCACCTGATGAAGAAGAAAAACAAATGCTAGAAAATAATATACAAATAGCTTTACAATCTCAACAAATAAATTTAGAAGACGCTATAGATATACGTGAAGTTAAAAATTTAAAACTAGCTAATCAGTTATTAAAAATACGTAGAAAGAAAAAGCAGAAAGCAGATCAAAAAGCTGCACAAGCTAATATTCAAGCTCAAGCTCAAGCAAATGCTCAAGCTCAACAAGTAGCCGCGCAAGCTGAATCTCAAAAGCAACAAATAGCTGCTGAATCAAAAGTACAAATAGCGCAAGCTCAATCACAGTTTGATATTCAAAAAATGGAGAAAGAAGCTGCTATTAAAAAAGAGTTAATGGAGTTAGAGTTTAATTTTAACATGCAGTTAAGAAATGCTGAAGTTGAAAATGTTAAACAAAGAGAAAAACAAAAGGAAGATCGTAAAGACGAAAGAACTAAGATACAAGCAACTCAACAAAGCGAGTTAATTGATCAAAGAAAAAAAGACACAGGACCTAAAAATTTTGAATCTGCAGGATTTGATAATTTAGAAGGTTTTGGCCTAGAACAATTTGAACCTAGGTAATTTACTAATTATATAATATTATATCATGGAAAACACTGAAAAACAAGAAGAAGTTATTCAAGAGGTAGAAGCGCAAGAGCCTGTTGAACAACAAGCTGAACCTGTTAAAGAAGAAGTATCTTATAAAGAAGTTACAAAAGACGGTACAGTAAAATTAGATTTAGGAAAATTAAAACAATTTCAAGAACAAAATGAGTCCACTGAAGAGCAAAGCACAGATGAGGTACTTGTTCGCGGCGAATCCGACGTTAGCGAAGAAGTTTCTGAAGAAAACAAAGAAGAGCAAATTGAAGAAGTTGCCGAGCAGAGTGAAACGCAAGAAGAAGAAGTAGTTCTTGAAGAAGTAACACAAGAAGAAAATATAACTGAGTCTCAAGAAATTGAAGAGCCAGTAGTAGCAGAACAACCTGTAGTTGAAAAACCAGAAGTTGTTGTACCAGAAAATTTACAAAGTTTAGTAGATTTTATGGAAGAAACAGGTGGTAGTTTAGAGGACTATGTAAGGTTGAATGCTGATTATTCTAATGTAGACAATAATACTTTACTATTAGAATATTATAAAACGACTAAACCTCATTTAAACATGGAAGAAATAAACTTCTTAATTGAAGATACATTTCAGTTTGATGAGGAACTTGATGAGCCAAGAGATATTAAAAAGAAAAAATTGGCTTTCAAAGAAGAAATTGCAAAAGCTAAAAAACATTTAGTTGGACTTAAAGATCAATATTACAAAGAACTTAAGTTAGGTTCTAAGTTGACTAAAGAACAACAAGAGGCTATTAGTTTTTACAATAAATATAACCAAGAACAGCAAGCTGTGGTTAAAGCTCAAAAAGCTAGTGCTGATCATTTTTTAAAACAAACCAACAATGTTTTCAACCAAAATTTCAAAGGTTTTGATTTCAACGTGGGCGAAAAGACGTATAGGTTTAAAGTTAATGATATTGAAAGCACTAAAAAGTATCAGAGTGATATTTTAAATTTCGTATCGGAGTACGTTGACGATAAAAATATGATGAAAGATGCAAGAGGTTATCACAAAGCTTTATACGCTGCAAGAAATATCGATAAAATTGTAAAGCATTTTTACGAACAAGGTAAAGCTGACGCTATAAAAGAGACTACAATGAAAGCTAAAAATATTGATATGTCTCCAAGGTCAACTACACCTGTTGTAAATGCTGGAGGTTTTAAAGTTAGAGCTTTAAGCGGAGAGAGTAGTTCTGGGTTAAAATTTAAAATTAGAAATAAATAATAACTTAAAATTAAAACAAAATGGGATTTAATACGTCTTTAGGTTTAGCGGGTTCGTTCTCGTTAACACCAAGCCCTACTCCAGTTGTTAGTGATCAAAACTATATCGATTTTACTAGCTCTAGTACTGCAGGTTGGGCACAACAATATCTACCTGAGTTGTACGAGCAAGAAGTTGAAAGATACGGAAATCGTACTCTTAGTGGATTTTTACAGATGGTTGGCGCTGAGATGCCAATGCAATCTGATCAAGTAATTTGGTCTGAGCAAAACAGACTACACGTTGCTTACAAAAACTCTAGTGCAACTGGAAAACACGTAAGAGTTGGTGATGCTGATTCTAACGGTGGTACTATTGAAATTGGAGAGCAGTTAAACTGTTCAATTAGAGTTGGTAATACTATTATCGTTACTGATGCTGCTACTGGTCTTAAAACAGTAAAATGTTATGTAAGAGCTGTATCTTTCGGTACTTCTGATGGTAGCGCTGATTCTTCTGGTTCATCTAGTCACACTATTTCAGTTGAGCCTTATACTCAAGCAGATTTAGCTACTACTGTAGTATTTAGTGATAGTGAAGCTGTAAACATTTTTGTATACGGTTCTGAATTTGCTAAAGGTTCTTCATCTATGTCAGGTGAGCTTAAGCCTGAGTTCCAACAGTATAACAACAGACCAATGATCATTAAAGATCATTTCCAAATTGACGGTTCTGACACTGCTCAAATCGGATGGGTTGAAACTACTGATGAAGCTGGGCAAACAGGATATTCTTGGTATATGAAGTCTGCTAGCGAAACTAGAATGAGATTTGAAGATTACTTAGAACTTGCAATGATTGAAGCTGAATTAACAGCTGCTGGATCAGGTGCTGCTGGAGAAACTAACATTAACGGTTCTCAAGGAGTATTTGCTGCAGTTACTGCAAGAGGTAATGTATTTGAAGATTTAGCTAGTTTAGCTGATTTTGATCTAGTACTTAAAAATCTTGATAAGCAAGGTGCTATTGAAGAAAACATGTTATTTGTTAACAGAAATTTAGCTCTTACTTTAGATGATATGGTTGCTGGATTAAACGCTAACTATCAAGGTGGTGCTTCTTTCGGAGTATTTGAAAATTCTGCTGATATGGCGCTTAATTTAGGTTTTTCTGGATTTAGAAGAGGTTCTTATGACTTCTATAAGTCTGACTGGAAATACTTAAATGACGCAGCTGGTAGAGGTGGTTTTGGAGATATCTCTGGATTATTAGTACCTGCTGGTACATCTAGCGTTTACGATCAAGTACTTGGTAAAAATATCAAGAGACCTTTCTTACACGTAAGATATAGAGCTTCTCAAACTGATGACAGAAGAATGAAGACTTGGGTAACTGGTTCTGTTGGCGCTGCTACATCTGGTGATGACTTAATGGATATACATTACTTATCTGAAAGATGTGTAATCGTACAAGGTGCTAACAACTTTGTTCTGTTAAAAGAATCATAATTATTAACTTTTAAAAATAAACAAAATGGATAAATTTTTATTTTTTACAGACGGAGATACTATCGACGCTGCTGGAGACATCGCTTGTTATCCACTAAGTTCTTTTTTAGGATTTAGTAATGACGCTTCTGATGCTGTTTCATTAGCAATGAAGTTTGTATCTTCTGTTACAGGACCTGGCGCGACAACTGAAATCGACACAGTTAGTTTAGTAATTACTGCTGCAAAACATAAGAAAGTTATTGAATCAATCACTAAAGCTATAAACGCTGCAACTTTTGATGATAATAGCGGTCTTATTGTTGTTTGTGATGCTTTGAACTCAGTATTTGCTGATTCAGATATTACAGGCTGTGCAATAACTCACGACTCGTAAGTCAACCAATAATTAAAGGAATAGGCGCTTCGGCGCCTAGCCCTTTATTTTTAACTATTTAATTATATTATATCATGGCAAAAAAGAAAAAAGAAGTATTGGTGGAAGAGCCAGTACAAGTTCAGGCTCAAGAGCCTAAAACTCCTAAATGGGAGATGAAAGACAGAATGTATTATTTAAAAGGTAGAGGTGAGCCTCTAACTTATGTATTACAATCAAAGTCTACACCTAGAAAACCATTATTATGGTTTGATGAAGAATTAGGTTATAATAGAGAAATGCGTTACGCTAGTAATCAAAACTCTATATTTGTAGACGAGCAAGACAAAAGCGCTATATTAGAGCATATTGTTTTTGAAGAAGGTGTATTATATGTTCCAAGAACAAATCAACCACTTCAAAAGTTTTTATCACTATATCACCCTAAAAAAGATATAGTTTATGCTGAAAGAGATCAGGTTAAAGAAGCTAAACAAGATTTATTTAGCATTGAAACTGAAATGGAAGCTTTAAACACAGCGGTTAGTCTTGAAATAGATCAAGCAGAAGCAATATTAAGAGTTGAAAAAGGTTCAGCTGTTAGTAAAATGAGCTCTGCTGAGATAAAAAGAGATTTGTATTTATTTGCTAGACAAAATCCAGTATTATTTTTAGAGCTTGTAAATGATGAAAATGTTGTATTAAGAAACTTAGCTATTAAAGCTAGAGAACTTAATATAATTAGTTTATCACAAGATCAAAGAAATTTTTCTTGGGTTTCTACAGGTAGAAAACTAATGGAAGTACCTTTTGATGAAAATCCATATAGCGCGTTTGCGTCGTGGCTTAAAACTGATGAAGGCGTCGAAGTTTACAAATCAATACAAAAAAGAGTAAACTAACAACTAATGATCACAGCCCTTTAATTAGGGCCTGTGATTATAATAAAATATAAAATGGCAATATCAGTAGATAAAGTATACACTAAAGTATTATCAATACTTAATAAAGAGTCTAGAGGATTTTTAACGCCTGGCGAGTTTAATAAAATTGGTTCTCAAGTACAGCTTGACTTACTTGATAAAGCTTTTTATGAATACAATAGAGCTATAGCTACTCAAAGCGCTGGTAGAGGTGGCGAAGGCTATGCTGATATACCTAAAAAAATACAGGATAAAATAGATCCTTTTTATGCTACAGAAAGCATATCATTAACCAGTGGTGTAGGAACTTTACCTACATTTTACAATATTATAAACGTATCTGCAGACAGTAGAACTACAGATATTGAAAGAATAGAAAAGTCTAAATTAACTTTTTTACTATCTTCACCATTAACAACTCCTTCAACTACTTTTCCTATATATTACATAACAGGTAGCACTATAACAGTAAACCCTAGTAGTTTATCAACTATACAAATGGATTATATATCTGTGCCAGCTGATCCTAACTGGGGTCATACTACAGATTCTAGTACAGGTGCTTTAACTTTTGATAACACTGTTGGTAACTTTACAGACTTTGAGTTACATCCAAGTTGCGAAGTTGATTTAATATTAGGTATATTAAAATATGCTGGTGTTGTAATAAAAGATTTATCAGTAACTCAAGTTGCTAGTAGAGAAGATGCTATTAAAACAAGAACAGAAAATTAATATAAATGGGATTATTAGGTACAACAAGCGAACAAACGTATTACGAAGGCGATAATCTTGGTAACTACAGATATACTTCTTTAGCAAATATTGTTAATGGCTTTATGATTGGTTACGTTGGTGATGGTAAATTAATAGACAATGTAAGAAAGTCAGATGTTATATTTCACGCTAAAAGAGGTTTGCAAGAGTTTAGTTATGATATATTAAAAACTGTAAAAGCTATAGAAGTTGAATTAGGCCCTTCATTAGCATTAGCTATGCCGCAAGATTATGTTAGCTATGTTAAATTAACATATGCTGGCGATGATGGTGTTAAAAGAATTATATATCCTACAACTTTAACTGTTAATCCTACTCAAATGCCAGCGCAAGATGGTGATTTTGAGTATATATATGATGATAATGGTGATGTTATTGAAAGCAGCAATTCATATATTGAAGATAAGTGGAAAGAGTTTGATACAGATAATATAACTGGTAATTTATCATCAACAGATGATTATTACATAGGCACTGATGAATATTTAAGCTACATAGGTGGTAGAAGGTATGGATTAGAGCCGCAGCATCAACAAATAAATGGTTATTTTACTATAAACGAAAGAACTGGTAGTTTTAATTTTAGTAGTGATTTATCTGGTAAAATAATAGTATTAGAATATGTGTCTGATAGTTTAGGCACTGATACTGAAATGAAAGTACACAAGTTTGCAGAAGAAGCTTTATATAAACATATTGCTTTTAATATTGTTGCTGCAAAAAGAAACGTACCAGAATATGTAGTTCAAAGATTTAAAAAAGAAAGAAGAGCCGCAATGCGTAATGCTAAATTAAGATTATCTAAACTTAATCTTGAAGAGATGGCTCAAATAATGAGAGGTAAAAGTAAACGTATAAAAAACTAACGCATGCCTGAAATTAAAAATAATTTTGTCCAAGGTAAAATGAACAAAGATCTTGATGATCGTTTATTACCTAATGGACAATATAGAGATGCGCTAAACGTAACTGTTGGTAGATCTGACGACTCTGATGTAGGTGTTGTGCAAAATGTAAAAGGTAACACACTTGCTTATCCAGAAACTTTAAATATTATTGCCGCGTATCCAAAAGCAAAAGTTATAGGTTTACATGTAGACAATGAACAGGAAAGAGTTTTTTATTTTGTAACAGATAGATCAACAGGTGTTTTATCTGATACTATTGGACCTCCAGGCTCAAGTGGTAATCCATTAGCAGCTTCAACAACTTTTCACGGTATATATTATTGGGACCAGCAGTCAGGCTTTGGTCAACCAAAACTTATAGTTAAAGGTCATTTTTTAAACTTTAGTAAAGATTATTTAATTACTGGTACTAATATTATAGGTGATTTATTATTTTTTACTGATAATTTAAATCAACCTAGAAAAATAAATATTAATACTGCAATAGCTAATGTTACATATTATAATAACGAACAAAAAGTAAGTGTAGCTAAATACGCACCGTTTTATCCAATAAGATTGTTAGACTCTTCTAATAACTCAACTATGGTTAATGACGCAGATGTTGAATCTGTATTTTTAAGAGATCAATTTGTAAGATTTAGCTATAGGTTTAAATACAAAGATAAAGAGTATTCTACAATGGCTCCTTTTACTCAGCCAGTATTTATACCTAAAACATACGCTAATGATTCAACAGGCTTATCTGATGCTGATATATCTAAAATATTTGAAACAGGCGAAGTGTCATCAATGGTAAACAATATAAATAAAGTTGTTTTAAAAATACAAATGCCAAGCAATGCTTCTACCGTTTTAGAAGACTTTGATATTACAAATATACAAATATTATCAAGGGTTGATGGTGATTTATCTGTTAGAGTTGTTGAAGATATAAAATCAGTGGATGCTTCTATTAACAGTGGTGTATTAAATTACACATATAAATCATTAGAGCCTTTTAAAACAATACCAGAAGATCAAACTACAAGAGTTTTTGATGATATACCTTTAAGAGCTAGAGCTCAAGAAGCTACTGGTAATAGAGTAATATATGGTAATTATACAAACAAAAGATCTTTAGCTAATACTATTTTAGATTATGATGTTGATAGAGCTACAAAAAATTCAGCTACTAGTAGTGAAGATGATAACTTATATAAAGAATATAAATATCACAATTTAAAATCAAGAAGAACGTATCAAGTAGGTGTTGTGTTATCTGATATATTTGGTAGACAATCACCTGTTTTATTGCCTAAATCAAATAGTAGTGCAACTTCTACTGAAAGATCAACTATATACGCTTCTGCTCGTGATCCTCAAACGTTTAATTCATCACAGTGGCAAGATTATTCAGTGACTACAACTAATACTGAAAACTGGGGTGATGTATTAAGAATATCGTTTAAACAACCTATAGACAATGTATACAGCGCTTCAAATCCATATGGCTGGTATTCATATAGAATAGTTGTAAAACAACAAGAACAAGAGTATTATAATGTTTATACTTATGGTGTACGTAGAGCTAGTACTAATATAGGTTTTATATCTTTACATGGTGATAATGTAAATAAAGTTCCTAGAGATTTAACAGACGTAAATAAAGACACTGATATAGCTGGTAGTAATGTTAGACTGTATCCAAAAGTTATTAACACTAATACGGCTTTAGGTGGAACAAGAATTAATTATTTATCTAGTGGTGATTTATTTGATGTGATGGAAATAGCTACTATAACTGATTTTGGTTATTCTACTACAGAATCAGATCAAATGGGGGCGTTTGGACCTTTGTTTTTTAATACTTATTTAGGTAGTGATACAGGTGGGGGAAGTCCTACTGCACCTACAGCTGTTACTAATAGCTTATTAGCTAAGTTTTCTGTATCAGATATTATACAAACAGACGCTGCTGGTCAAGAAATACCTGTATTATATAGTAAAATGGGTAAATTAGCTGTTTTTGAAACAGAGCCTTTTAATTCTAAATTAGATATATTTTACGAAACATCTACAGCTGGACTTGTTTCAGATTTAAATACATCTATTTTAACATCATTAACAGGTATAACAGATATACAAATATTTGAACTGTTAAATGATGGTGGTACTGGGCTTACAGAAGCTACTTCAATAGGTCAATTTGTTGCTGAAGTTAAAGCATTTAACGATGGTGGAGCGCAGCAAAATGCTGTTTTAACTATACAGTCAGCTCAAAGTAGTGTAAACGGTGATGTAAGTGATAATTTTATAATAGAAGAAAACAATGGTCTTTATAAAATTAAAACGCAAAATACTAATTATTTTTTTGGGCAAAACGGTGAGGTTATAGATTTTACTATAAACTCTAACTTTGCTAATGAAGATTTTACTCAATCAAAAATATTATATTTAAAAAATATACCACCAAGCTTTATTAAGCCGCCAGATCCTATTAGCGTACCGTTTAATAAACCTTTAGATGTAGAGATATTAACTATACAAGCTGAAAATGGTAGCGCCTTAGAAACACAATCAGGTATATTAGGTATTGAACCTACGGTACCTGCTTTTGAAATACAAAGCCAAACATTGGTAACGGGTAAATACCAAATAGACCCAGATAATGGTAAAATAAGTGTTTTACAGTATCTATCAGGAAACAATCAATTATTAACAGGTACAGATATTATTATTGTTAAAGTTAACGATACAACTAATTCACCAACTTTTCCACCTGATTTAACTGCAGAGCAATATCAAACTCAAACGCCTAGTGGTTTAACAGATTCTAGCGCTAATTTTGATTCAGATGATGATGCTGTTTTTAACACTGTTGAAGTTATTATAAATGTAACAGGTAGTGAATTTAAGCCTTTCTATGCTTCTGAAAATGGATTTAGTACACCTATTGAAGCCGCAAATCAACCAACAACTAAACAATTATGGCATGATGGGTTTGTTAATTTACCTAGCGACAATGGAAATCAACCAGGTGATAAAGTATATGAAAGTATAACTCCACTTGTAGTTTTTGATACTAATAATCAATATCACACTATGTCTTTAACTTTTAATGGTACTAATGTACAATCATTTGTATCTGATTCAAACGGTGAGGTTACAGATGTAGACCAGCTGTAAACTACTATATAAATATGTAATATAAATAAAATGGCGTACACACTTGAAATATCTTATTTTAACTCAATAGTATTGAAGCCAGAAACAGGTATTGTTCAGTTGCCACTTGATGCAAATGGTAGTTTTATAGCTACTGAAACTTTATCAGGTGATGCTAAGGCTGGTGATTATCATATTGAAGAGTCAAGAATAAAAGGTGGTTTTAACGAAGACTCAATGGGTTTTGGTGTAAAAGCATATATAACAGACGAAAATTACGATATAAATCATAGATCAAATGCTATGATATTTTCAGGTATATTTAACACAAGAACAGGTGTTAATAATACAAATCAGTTTAATTCAAGTCAACCTATAACTAGAGCTGTTGATATAGCTGATGGTAGTATACAAAAATTATACTCTGAAGATACTAATTTAATAATATTTCAAGAAGATAAAGTTAATAGGGCTTTAATTGATAAAGACGCTATATTTACAGCTGAAGGTCAAGCTTTAACAGTATCAGGCGCTAAAGTTATTGGTCAAATAATACCTTACACTGGTAGGTTTGGTATTAGCAAAAACCCTGAAAGTTTTGCTGTATATGGTAGAAGAAAATATTTTGTAGACAAATCAAGATCAGCTGTATTAAGATTATCACAAGACGGTATTACTACTATATCAGAATATGGCATGTCAGATTATTTTAAAGATAACATAAAAAAATATGGTGTTATATACGGTGCTTTTGACGAGCATAATAAAAAATACACAGTATCTTTACAAGAAGGAACTGATCAAGATGATGATGCAACATTATCTTTTGATGATAGAATTAACGGTTGGGTTAGTTTTTATTCATATATACCTAATTTTTCATTTAGTTTAAATACTAAATATTATACATTTAATAACATAGATATATACGAGCATTATGCTAACGAACTTAGAAATGTTTTTTACGGTAGACCTTTTGTTAGTACTATTGATTTAGTATCTAATCAAAGCCCGTCACTTGTAAAAAACTTTCATACAATAAACTACGAAGGAACTACAGGTTGGAAAATGAATACATCTGTTACAGACTCTGGCGACGCAGCTTATACTGTACTAGCTAATGATACTTCTGTTTCAGCCTCAACAATACCTGTAAACTTTGTTAGAAAAGAAAATAAATACTACGGTCATTTAAGAAACAACACACCTACTAATTATAGCGGTCAAGTTGTTGGTATAGATGTATCTGGTATAAAAGGATTTTTTACAAAAGTACAATTAGAAAATAATAAAACAACACAAGCTGAACTGTTCTCAGTATCACACAACGCTGTGTTTTCATCAAGTTAATTAAAATGGGATTATTCGGAAATAGTGCTGCAGACGACGCAAGAGACAGATTTAATGAAGCTCAAAGAGCTTTAAATGCTAAATTAGCTAGTAGACAACCTATTGTCAACCCTTATGCTAATATTAGTGATTTATCTGGTATGATTAGCAATCCTTTTGCTAATTTGCAAGTAGCTACAGCAGCCGCAGAGCTTCAAGCTGAAGAAGCTGATTTAGCTTTAGCAAGCACATTAGATACATTAAGAGCAACAGGCGCTGGCGCAGGTGGTGCTACAACACTAGCACAAGCTGCATTAAGAAGCAAAGCAGGTGTATCTGCTAGTATTGCTCAACAAGAGGCTAGAAACGAACAATTAAGAGCTCAAGGCGAGCAACAAGCAATAAAAATGCGTATGGGTGAAGCTGAAAGACTACAAAACGCAGATATATTAGGTAGACAATATATGTTTGATGCACAAGAACAAAGAGATGTTGCTGATATATCTAGACTATCAGCTATGTCACAACAGTTTGCTCAACAAGAAATGGATGCGGCTGCTTCTGGAAGTAACTTACTTGGCACAGTTATTAGTGCTGTAGGTGGTCCTGTAGCTGGCGGTATTTTTGATATTGCAAAAGATTTATTAAAAGATAGATAATTATGGCATTACCAGTAATAAAAGCAACAAAATTTAACTACGGAGCATATGCTCAGCCAAAACAAGTAAAGTTTAAAGATCCTAATGCAGGTATAGTAGCTGGTATAGCTTCTGTTGGCAAACAAGTTATACAAAAAGTTGAAGAAAATAAACTACAGGAGCAAAAAAATAATATAACTATTGCTAAAAACAACGCAGAATATAAATACGCTGCAACTCAAGTACAAAATCAATTTGGTGATAAGGTTGATAAATATGTTCAAGGTTTAGTTGATAGATTTGCAGATAATGAAAAGTTTAGAGTTAGTAATCCAGATAATTTAGAACAATATCTTGATACTAAAAATCAATTAAACGGCTTGCTTCAACAACTGTTAGCAGTAAAACAAAAAGGAGTTGCTTTGAAAAATAATTTTAAAGACATGGATGTTAATAATTTAACAGGTAGTTCTTTAACAAATTATCATAGAGCAGACGCTTTAATAAATGAACATTTTGAATTAAGTGATAAAGACGGTGAGTTGTTTATATCTCTTACTACAACTGATTTATCTAAGGTTAAAGCAAGTTCTAATCTTATGCCTGATTTTAGCAATGTATTTACTAAACAAGAAGCCGTGTCTAATTACATGTTAGATGAAAACTATTTTAAAGTTGATACTAAATGGAACACTAACGACGCTAATTTCTCGCAAGCATTAACAAAAATAATTGCAGCTGGTGATAATCAAAAAATACAATTAGAAAAAAGACAAGATGCTAATCTTAATGATTATGATGCTTTCTTTTTAACTGAAAAAGGTGTAAGAGATTATTTAAATTCTGATAATAATGATGTTAATGAAAATTTAGATATAATTATACAGCAAAGTGGTAAAAAAATATATGAAGACGAAATAGCTGGTGTTGTTGGTAGTTATGATCCAACTAATGCAGATCAAAATGCAGAGATAAAAAGTTATCTTATTAATAAACTAGTTCAACAAGGTAGTTTTAAAGATGGTAAATTTGCTTTCAAGAGAAAAAGACCTGAAGCGCCAAAACAACCTGATTATGTTGATAAAGTTACTAGAATAACTAATTTATTTGATAAAAACAGAATTATATCAGGTAATAAAATTATTTATAATTCTGTAGCTAATTTAGAAGATATTAAAAATAATCCTACAGCTTATAATATACCAGAAGCTTCTAGACCATTATTAACTAACTTTATGAGTAAAGTTGATTTTGCTACAACTCACGTTGCTAACGCAAATCTTGAAATAACTAGATTAGAAGCTATTACTAAACCAAAAGATATAGTAGAAGAGTTTGGTAGTCAAGCTAATTATGATCTGTATTTAAAAGGTTATAAAGATATAGTTAAGTTTTATGATGAAAATAAAGATAAGCCAAATCTTATAGTAAATACTAACATAATGACCGATAAAGGTGAGTCACCTATTGCAATACCTCAAGTTGTACAAAACTTTGAATCAGCTATATTACAACAAGTTATTAGAAAAGATGCTCTTGATATTAATGATGTGTTTGCAAGAGCTACAGACACTGGTATACCATATGCTAAATACAAACCGGGTATGAGCTTTGAAGATTACAAAGAAGCTACTTACAAACGTATTGATAAAGCAAACTTAAATTTAGAAGGCGAAATAGTAATGGATGAAAGTTTAGATAAATTAATACAGCAACAATATAATAGTTTAAAAAAATAAAATATGCTTGAAGATATCTACATGTTAGATGGCGTAGAGATTGATATTTCTATCTTTAGTGATGAAGAAAAAGAAGAGTTTTTTAGAAAATATCCTGCGGCTACTAAAAAAGAAGATATCGGTGGTGGTATGTTAAATACCACGCTAGACGCAATGAATACTACTTTAGATTCTTTAAAAAATAGATCTCAAGAAGAAGGTGATTGGAAAAATTTAATTTTTAATCCAAATATGCGTACTATTGTTGAAACTGCTTTTGATAGTGGTTTAGCTCAGGAAGCTGTAAATAAATATTCACCTATAGTATTATCTGGATCTGCTGGTTTAATTAAATCAACAGCTGATTTATTTTCAAACGCTATTGATTTAAGAAAAGGGTTGTATGATTCTGTTACAGGATTAGCTTACGATTATGGTGTTTCAGAATATGTTACAGATGATAATATTAGAAAACAATTAGAAGATCCTGATAAAAGAAATGAATTTTTAGATCAGTCTTCAGAAATACTTGATAAAATAATAAGCTATATACCACCATCACTTACTAGAGTACCAGTAAATGTTGATTTTAAAGGTGTAAGCAATGTTTTTAAAACAGTATCATCAGCTGCTGATGTACTTGTTAAAAAAGGTGGTGATTATGATTTAGGTGTTTTAGGTGCTTTACAAGAAGGTAAATTTGATATAGCTCTTGATAATACTGTTCAAGGTGTTTTTCAAGCTATTCCTTCCGCATATGCTGTAATAGCAGGTGGTCCAGGTGGTATGGCGCTAATTGGTACTTCTGCCGCTGGACAACACTACGAAGAATTAGCCAAAGCTAATCCAGATGAGAGAGGCGCTAGTATGTTTGCTACTTCTCTAGCGCAAGGTGGTGTAGAACTAGCATCAGAAGCTGTAACAAGAGGTTTAGCTAAGGGTTTGTATAGAACTTTTGGTGGTAAAGTAGATAATTTAGACGAAGTTTTTAAAACTGGTCATAAAATGATTTTAGGTAAAATTGCTAAAAGCGCGTTTTATGAAGGTTTATCTGAAGTAGCTGCTCAAGAAGTTAATAACATGATTGACGAAACTTGGGGTATAAATAGATTTTATAATGAAAACGGTGAATTTGATGGCAGTGCTTTATTAAGAAGAACTTTTGATACATTTTTAATATCTTCTTTTATTGGTGGTGGTATTGGTGGTAAAGTTGGTTTAACACAAAATCAAACTAACTTGATGTATGAAAGAATGACGCCAGATGATATTAAAAAAGAAAATAAATCTTTAGCTAATAGAATAAATCAATTAAACTCAATATATAAAGAAACTAAAGACACAAGTATACTTAGTGAGATTAAAGCTTTACAAAACAAAATATATGCTAACAAAATAAAAGTTGGTAAAATTGTAGAAGCTATGCCTAGTGATTTAAAAAAACAATATTTAGATAATTTAATAGGTATTGATGACGCTGCTTTGTATATTAAAAATGGTAAATTAAACCCTAGACAACAAGGTTATTATAAAGGTGTAATAACTAAATTAAAAAATAAAAATGGTAAATATTATTCTTTTGCCGAAGCTATGGCAAATGAGTTAAGTTTGCAAGAAAATATACAGTTTACTAAAGATTATGCTGAAGATAGAGGTTATAAAAGCCCTATTATTGCTAAAACACCTGAAGAGTTTGCTGAAAAAAGCGGTCAAGACGCTAGTGCTGATGGCGCTTTTGTTGACGGACAGATATATATAAACGAAACAGTTGCTAGACAAACAGGCGCTATATCTGTTGGTAGTCACGAGCTTTTACACAGAATATTACAAAATTCTTTACTTGACCCAAATCAAAGAGTTAAATTAATAAATGAGTTTAAAACCGAGCTTGAAAAAAGAGGTTTTCATAAAATTGTACAAAAACGTATAGATGATAATTACAAGCTTGATGAACAGGGTAATGAGCGTGATATATCAGAATATGCTGAAGAATATTTAACATCTTTTTCTGATGCTATTGTAAAAGGTGATATTGTTTATGACGAAGGCTTTTTTGAAAACATAGGTAGAACTATAATAGAACCTTTATTTAGAAAAATACCAGCATTTAGAAATGTTAAATTTAATACTGGTAAAGATGTTTTTGATTTTGTTAAAAACTATAGTTTAAATGTTCAAGCTGGTAGACAAACTACAGGTGTAGTTCAAGATGAAAGAGGTGAAGATAAAGAAGCCGCTAAATCTATTAGTAGACAAGCTGCAAAAGCTAGAGATGAATTAAATAAATTTCAAGACGGAACTACAAATAATGACGGTAGTTTTAATAAAGCTAAATTTCTTGAAAATGTAAAAGAAGGTGAAAGATCTATACAACAAACTTTAAAAGGCATGGTTGAAGCTAAAGGTAAAGCTTTAATTGGTAAAGGTTTAAAAATGAACTTAAATGAATATACAGCTCAAACATTAGCTGAGTTGTTATTTAGAGGTGATTTAAACAAGTTTAATGGTACTGGTCAGCTTTATGGATACATGAATCAAAGAATTAAATTTGCTTCATTAGATGCGTTTGAAAACAACCCTACTATTGTAGACAACTTTGATAATCTTGACTTAGAAAAAATTAAAAATGTAGTTGGTGAAGATTTACCAAGTTTACCTGGTGAAACTAATATAGTTGAAGATGTTGAAGGTAGAAAAATAAACCCAACTAGTATAATAAAAGATCCTGTACTTAGAAAAAAATACGTTGATCTTGTTAAAGAAAAATTAAAATCTAGAACAGCGAAGTTTATAGCTGATTCAGGTTTAGGATTAGAAGTTTTAGCAGAAATAACTGGTGTGCCTTTGGCTAAGTTAAGAGACGATGCAAAAAATTTAACATATAAAGATGAAATTGTTACACAAAGAAATTTAAGTAAAATAAAAGAATTTTATCCCGACGCAACAGTTGGTATGATTATAAAGTCTGAAGCTGGTAAAATACAAGATTTTATTAAAACAAATCCTGACTCTAGATTATTTTTACCACCTGAAAATGTAATACCAGATGATACTCAAAGAGATATAAAAGGTTTATCTATAAAAATAAAATCATCATTATTAAAATCTTTTTATAAATCAACTGGTAGAAGAAGTAAAGGCGTGACATCTCAAGTTGGTGTAAAAGAATTAATACAAGAAAAAGTTAATACACCTGAAAATTTTAATGCAGAGTTTGGTATAGTAAAAGGTCAACCTAATACTTATGATAGAGCTATAGGCCAAAAGTTAAAAGGTTATATGAATCTTATTGATAAGATGATGACTAACTTTTTAGAAGGTGAAACTGTTAGTCCAGCAGAAAAACAAGCTGTTAGAGCTGGTAAGCCAAAAGCATTATTGTCTAAGACTGTTAATGACATAAATTATTCTCAACAAGGCTTTGGATTAAAAAAAGGTGATGTATCCGGTAGACAAGCAAAACAAAAAAATAAAACATCTGAAAACTTTTCAAGAGGTAGTAGATTTAGTGATACAAATGAAATACAAATAGTTGCAGATGTTCAAAGTCAATTTTTTGAAATGCACCCTCAATGGATTAATGATACTAGAGCTGCTACAACTAATGGCGGCGGTAGAAGTATATTTGAATCAACAGAAGACTTTGACAATAGAGTTGGTATGCAACGTGTTAGCGAAGGTAAAACTATTGATAAAGTTTTTAAAAAAGATAATTACTCTAAAAATAAAAAACAAACTAAAGAATTTATAGATAAAGTTCTTGCAAATCCAGTTAAATATGCTCAAGAGCAGGTTGCTAAAGCTAGAGATTATGTAGGGTATTTTGAAGATGTGCAAAGTTTTTTAAATAGAAAAAGAACTGGTAAAGAAAAAACTACAAGAGCAGAGGAAATTTTTGCGTTTGAAGAGATTATAAATGATGCTCAAAATCAAATGGATCATTTTTTAAGAGTTGGCGCAAGAATAAACTTTATATATGTTGATGATAATAAAGCTCCAATATTTGATGAAGAAGTAACACAAGAGCACACAGGTGTAACAGTTGGCATTGGTAGAAGTTCTTTATTATACGCTAGAGATAATATAATGAGTAAATATGCTCGTGTAATAACAGCTACTTATATGCAAGGCGCTTTACAATATCTTACAGATAGACAATTAGGAGCAGCTGAAGCTAAAGGCGGTGTAGCTCTTGGTAAAAAAATGGGCCAAGATTTTTCTGATTTAATGAAAGCTTTAGCAGAAGGTGAAATAAAAGGCACTGAAGTTGAATTATTTTCAATAGCTAGATATTTAGACCCAAGACTTACTAGATTTAATCCTAATAGGTACTTGTTAATAGATAAAAACAAAACAATGACTGAACATTTTAATGTAAATGTTCCGCCTAAACTTAGATCAGATGTTGTAGTTGCTAAACAAAAAGAATTAATGTTAGATATTTTATTTGAAAGAATATCTAAATCTAAAGCTAAACAAATAATAAATAGATTTGCAGCTAAAGATGCTGTTAAAAAACAAAATGCAGCTAAAAATTCTAACGAATCGTTGTCTATTTTAACTGCTAATGTAGATAACGTGTATGATCAAATAGATATATTAGCTAAAATCGATAAAGCAGTTGCGCTTTCTAAAACAGCTAACAGACCTAAAAAAGGTATAAGTGTGTTTGATTTTGATGACACACTTGCTCAAACTAAAAGCATGATATTAGTTACTATGCCTGATGGTAAAACTAGTAAAATAAATGCTACTGAATTTGCCGCTAAGTCTGAGCGACTAGAGTTACAAGGCGCGACTTTTGATTTTAGTGAATTTAACAAAGTTGTTGAAGGTACAAAAGGACCACTTGCTGATTTAGCCTTAAAACGTCAAGGTAAGTTTGGTAGTGGTGATATATTTGTTTTAACAGCAAGACCTCAAGCTTCTGCAAAAGCAATACAAAAATTTTTAAAAGGCATTGGTTTAAATATACCTTTACAAAATATAACCGGCTTAGAAGATGGTAGACCACAAGCAAAAGCCAACTGGATAATAGGCAAAGTATCAGAAGGTTATAATGATTTTTATTTTGCTGATGATGCTTTAAAAAATGTTAGCGCTGTTAAACAAGTTTTAGATCAAGCAGATGTTAAATCAGATGTACAACAAGCTTTATTAAGTAGAACAAATGCAGTTGATAGACAGTTTAATGATATAATAGAGCAAAAAACAGGTGTTGATTGGTTTAAAGAATATTCTGCTGGTAAATCTAGAAGATTAGGTAGAGGTAAAGGTTTAAGGTTAATAATGCCTTTTTCAACTCAAGATTTTCAAGGTTTAATAAAACATATAACACCAAAAGGTAGAGAAGGTGATATTGCTGAACAATGGTTTGAAGAGAAGTTGTTTAGACCATTTGCCAAAGCAGAAGCAGCTATAGCTAGAGATGAAATTAGTGTTGGTCAAGATTACAAGCAATTAAAAAAATTATATCCAAGTATTCCTAAAACTTTACACAAAGAAGCCGTTGATGGTTTTTCTTATTCAGATGTTATAAGAGTTTATATATGGAATAAACAAGGTTATGAAATAGAAGGTTTATCAAAGTCTGATTTAAATCAAATAAATGATTTTATAAATAAAGATTCAGAACTTAAATCATTTGCTAATAGTCTTGAAAATATACAAAAAGGTAGACCATATCCAAAACCTGATGTTAATTGGCAAGCTGGAACTATTACTACAGATATAAGAGAAGGTATGAGAACAGTAAATAGATCTGAATATTTAGAAGAGTGGCAGCAAAATGTTGATGTAATCTTTTCTGAAAAAAATATGAACAAACTTGAAGCTCAATTTGGTACAGCTTATGTTAATTCTTTAAGACATATATTAGATAGAATGAAGTCTGGTGTAAATAGACTTAATACTGGAAACTCTATAACTAATGATTTAATGGATTGGGTTAATGGATCTGTAGGTGCTATAATGTTTTTAAACACAAGATCTGCTGCTTTACAGTTAATTTCTAATGTAAATTTCTTAAATTGGAGTGATAATAATATATATCAAGCTGGTAAAGCTGTTGTTAATGTGCCACAATACGTTAAAGATGTTAAATTTTTAATGAACTCGCCAATGCTACTTAAACGTAGGCAAGGCTTAAGAATAAATGTAGCAGAGTCAGAATTAGCAGACGCTTCAAGACAAGGTGGTGTTAAAGGAATAATAGCTTTGTTATTAAGAAAAGGTTTTATATTTACTCAAATAGCAGATAGTTTAGCTATATCTACAGGTGGTGCGCCTATGTATAGAAACAGAATAAACACTTATTTAAAAGAAGGATTTGATCAAAAAACAGCAGAAGAAAGAGCTTTTTTAGATTTTCAAGAAATAGCTGAAGAAACACAACAGTCTAGTAGAACTGATAGAATTAGTATGCAACAAGCTTCTGATTTAGGTAGAATAGTTTTAGCTTTCGCAAATACACCTATGCAGTATAACAGATTAATACAAAAATCTGTTTCTGATTTAGTAAATAGAAGAGGTGACGCTAGAAGTCATATAAGTAAAATATTATATTATAGTACTATACAAAACTTTATATTTAATGCTCTTCAACAAGCGCTTGTTGCAATAGCATTTACAGATGATGATACTTTTGATGAAGAACAAAAGAAAAAGTTTAGAGACGAAAAATTATTTAACACAGCAAATGGTATGTTAGATTCATTACTTAGAGGATCTGGATATGTAGGCGCAGGCGCGTATGCTATAAAAAATGTAATAATAAGTTTACAAAGACAAAGTAAAAAAGCTAATCCAAAGTTTGAAGATTCTGCTGCTAGAATATTAGATTTTTCACCACCTATATCTTCAAAAGTTTCAAAATTAAGAGGTGGACTTAGAACATTAAGCTGGGAAAGAGACGAAATAGTAGAAAAAGGATTTAGCTTAGATAATCCAGCTTTATTAGCAGGCGCTTCAATACTAAATGCATTTACTAATATACCATTAGACAGAGCTGTAAGAAAATACAATAATATAAGCTCGTCTTTTAATAATGATCATGGTTTACCGATAAGAGTTATGACTGCTCTTGGTTGGAGTGAAAGAGATTTTGGCGTTGAAGACTGGCAGATAGAGCAAAGAGAAAGAGAAAGAATTAGAAAAGCAAAAGAAAAATTTAAAAATAACCCATCAAAGTGGCCAAAACTAGATTTAAATAAAAAACGAACAAAACTAAATTTAAGAAAAAGAAAAATATTTTAAAATGAATAAATTAGCGATAGTATTATTTTTTACGTTGAGTATTACTAACGCACAAATACAAGATGACAAAAAGCTACATTTTGCAGCAGGCGCATTAGCTAGCAGTGTCGGATATGAATATGTGTATAGCAAAACAGGAGACAAGAAACAAGCATTAGCGGCTGGTATATTAACATCTATAGTTGCTGGTATAGGTAAAGAAGTTTATGACTCTTTTCAACCTAAAAATAAATTTGATCAACACGATGTAGCTGCAACAGTATTAGGTGGTGTAACTGTTAGCTTTACAATAAAACTCAACTTAGTAAATTTTGGAAAAGAAGCAAAAAATAAAAAAAGAAAAAAACAAAAAAAATGAAAAATGAAAAAAATATTATTTGTCCTATTTGCGGCGGTATTTGCGGTATCTGCTAAC